TCTGCGCGCTGCTTAGCTTCATCACTGCCAAACGTGTTCCACATCCACCGGAACCCCTCTGGTGTGGATGCCGCGCCAAATTGCCGGACATTGCCGCTGCGGAGTCGGCCGAGGATCTTTGGAAACGCCTTGTTGGCAATGCTGGGCGTCACCGTGTCGATCTCATCGGCCAGCACCCATGCCAGGTTCAAACCGATGATGCGGCTCCAGTTTTCAAAGCTGCGGCACAGGATCTTGGTATCACCGCCTGGCAGGTGCAGCATGTACTCCGGCAGCGGTGACGCCCTGAACGTGTACGGAATGTCGTAGGACTCCAAGAATGCCTCAAAGTCCGTCTGCCAGATGTCGCGGATCAGCGGCCCGGTCGGCTCCATGACGCAGCCGATAAAACCTTGATTCAAAGCAGCCAGCATCACAGCTTTAGCGCATAGCGCCCTGGTCTTGCCAGCGCCATATCCAGCGCTGATACCAAGGATTTGCGTTGCGCTGTCATCCACAAACGCAAGCTGCCCTGGGTGCAGGTCGCTTTTGATACGCACCAACAGATCGCTGGTGTCTTCGGGCGTCTGCTGCTGCATAAATGACAGCAACGGCACCGGCTCGCAGATGCCTGCCAGCAGGCTCATGACATTTCAAATCGCAGCAGCTTGGCTTGCTTTTCTAGCGCCATCAGTGCGGTGCCGATTTGCTCTTTATCTGATGCACGCCGCTCGTAATCCTGCAGCCGCGCCAAAGCAGCCTCTAACCATTGCGGCCGCTCAAGCTCAGCATCAAGCGATAGGAGTTGGCGAGCGCGAGCGATGTAAACATCAGTCTGGCGCTCGCTTATTCCCCATGTTTCCGCTGCAAATTGTATGATTTGCCTTCTACTATGAGCGCGCAATAGCAAACTGTACACAGCATTTACACGCTGGTCAGATTCAGTATTGTTGCACTTGCGCGCCATTGTATTTATTCGCGGATTTGAATTGGCATGATGAGATACGTCTGCTCTGTCATGCTAGTCGGCTTCAACACCACCGGCGTCGTCGCACTATTGGCGGACAGTGTAACAGATTCCGACTGCCGCATGGCTTTTAAGCCATCAAGCAGGTAGTGCACGTTGAATGCCCATGCACCTTTGGCGGCGCCTTCGTAGGCGATGGTCTCTTTGCCGTTATTGGCATCTGCTTCGGCGGTGATGACCAGTTGCTTGCCGGCGGTGAGTTTAACCACGCTGTTATGCGCCTCAGCGATCAGCGCGACACGCTCTAGGCAACGGGTGAGCCGGTGCCTGTCGAGGGTAATGGTGTGCTCAAAGCTGGCAGGTATCAGGGCTGACACGTTGGGATATTTGCCATCCAGGATGCGGCTGTAGATGGTAATGCCGTCACCTGCATCGATCACGGCTTGACCGCGAGCAGCAGCAATGCCAACGGTTCGATCTTGCAGCAGCTTCATTGTGGCGGCCGGTAGCACGAGGTCGATGCCATCAGGCAGCTCTACCGGCACGCGCATCAGCCTATGACCATCGGTGGACTCCATAACGCCATCGGCTAGATGGATGCCTTGCAGGATGGCCTTGCTGGCATCAGTGCTGACAGCAGCCATGCAAGCGCGCACACCAGCGGTCAGGTCCAACTCAGCGCTAGGAGCCTCTACGACGGGCAGCGCAGGGTAATCCGCTGCATCCTGCACGGCAAGCCCATAAGAGCCGCTAGAGGCGCTCACAGCGCCGTCTAAGAGCGTCACAGGCTCGCCATCGTCCATGCGGCTTACAAGGCCTGCCAGCAGCCGATACGGCAGCGCCACGGCGCCGGCGGTGTCTACAGCAGCTGGCACGGTCACTGTGATGCCCAGATCTAGGTTGAATCCGGTAACGGTCATGGCGCCATTGTCGGCGTTCACGAGGCAGCAGCTCAGGATCGGGTGACTGTTGCTGGTGCTGATGGCCGGCGCAATGGTGCGCAATGCATGGCTGAGATCAGCCTGTGTGGTGATGAGTTTCATGATGCAGCTTCGGTAAGGATGGAAACAATCCGCTCATAGTCAGCGGCGAACGATGCGACCAGTTCTGCCGGGATTGGCAGCTGATCGTCTTGGGCATTGTCGCGGATCGCAGCGGCATGGGCAAGCGCTTGCACCATGCAGTCATGCAATCGATTGATCACGGGTTGCTGTTTGGCTGAGATTTGGATGAGGTCCATGTAATGACATATGCAACAAGCTGCTCAACCATGCGACGCGGGATGTCACCGCGCACATTGGCAAGCGCATCCGACACTAGCCGGTGATAGCCGGCAACAGTTAGCCCCATGTCGCAATTCGCAACAAGCGCCCGACTGCGGATCAACTCCGCCCGGCTGACACCTGCCATTGCCGCCTGCTGATCCAGTGCCACCAGATCTGCAGGCTCAAACCGGACTTTGACTTCTTTCATGCAGTCACCATAAGGAGGTTCCCCACCTAAAAGCAAGGTGGGACGGGGTGAGGTACCGTCAAAACCCAGTCCAGCACTGGCGGTTCCCCACGTACCCTACCTAACCCCACCTATATCAAAACAAATAAAGGAATAGAGAGACGCGTAGGGGAACGTAGGGAAGTTTGAAGCCGAGGTGGGGCGCGAGTCAGGTGGGGTACCTGGCCGACATCGCCTGCGGCGTAATGGATCTTAGCGATTGCAAGGTGGGGTACCCGCCCCACCTAGGTGGGGTACTACTTCCGGTAGACGTATGCCCTGCTTGCCCCTTTGCCGCTGCGGTAGCGCTTGTACCCGAGCCGCTTAAGCACGTCCGCCACTTGCATCTGGTCCGCCTTGGTCTGGCGCTCGACAGGCTTCTTAATGGCCTCGGTAAGCAACCTTTCAGTGGTCAAATCAATCTCGCCATGTCTACGCAACCAGTCTTCAATCTCTGCCTGCCAAGGGTTATCAACCACATAAGATTCATTCTCTTCAGATAGCTTGACCTCGTACTCATTAGGCAGCCTGCTGGTGTCGCCTGCACGGTATGCAGCGACAGCAGCAGACCATATTGCATCGCGTTCCAGCAATAGCGCAGCGGTGTCAATCTGATCGGCTTGTGTCTTTGTGGTCGGGATAACCCAGAATCGACGGTTACCAGTTTCGTCGACCAAAAAGCCAGTGGTGCGATTAGTTGTGCCGACAATAATTCCGCGCCTTGGGAATGCCTCAGTGGCCTTGCCATACGGCACGCGAAACATATCAACGGCCTGTGATAAGAATGCTTTGACTTGCCCTGCGTGCTTGCGATTAGTCACGTGGTCTAGCTCTGCCCATTCCATAATCCATGACCTGTGTAATACCATCAAGTCATCTTTGGAGCTGATGTCACCTAAGGCATCACTAAAAAAGTCATGACCAAGGCACGCCCAAAATGATGACTTGTACGCGCCCTGATCGCCCATAATCACGCAGGCTGAGTCGTGCTTGCAGCCAGGGTGATATGCACGGGCAACAGCACCTATCAGCGTGCGCTTGAGCATTTCGTCGTAGATGGTGCCCGGCTCATCGCCAGGACGTAAATAGGCAGTAGCTAGTGCCTCGATGTAAGCAGGTGCCACGGTGGCGGCAACACGGTCGAGATACTCGACAACTGGGTCATAGGGCGACTCGTTGGCTACTTGGACAATGCAGTCAAGGGCCACCTCTTTGGATACCTTGTAACCCATCTCGGCCAGGGCAAGATAAAACCGCTCGGCGCCTTCAATTGGTGCGCCATCCACCTCAATGCGTTGGGTGAAAGTGTTGTAGCGGTATGCGCTGTCGCCATGGCGCAGCAGGTTAAGCAGCTCTGCAGCATTCATCGGCTGAAGCTGCGGGTTTACCGCCGATGGCGGCTGCTTGCCTGCAGGACGCTCCCTCCTTACCGGCTCATGTTGCTGCCGCCCGCGCCAGCCGTCTTGCTTGGCTAGTTGCCCAAGGGTGCCGAGGGTGATTCCGCCGCCGGACTTGAAGCCGCGCCACTTGTGTTCGCAATCGCCGGGCTTGAATTTGGATGACTGCGACGACCATGCAATCCAGTCCGCCAGCAGGGCATCATCAACGCTGTGCAGCGCCATGCCGACCTCTAGCCACTGGTCGTAGTCATCAGCGCGGCTTGATTGCAGCGCTTCGAGGTACGAGCGCGCCCGAACCGTGTTATTACTGTCACCACTGACCAGCGGCAATGGCGACTGCACGGGCTGCCGCAGCATTCGTGCAATTAGGTCTGCCGGTGCTTCGGCAATGCCCAGGTCCGCAGGCGATCGCCCTAGCACCCAGCTATA